ATTGTGCCGGCTCACATGCGATCCATGAAGAGTTTCAACGAACATGTCAGTATGATCTCATATGGTGACGACAATTGCGTGAACATTTCCGACCAAGCCATTGAATTCTTTAACCAGGTTACCATCGCAGAAGGCTACAAGCAGCTTGGTATGACATACACAGACGAGAGCAAATCAGGATCAATGGTTCCCTACCGATCAATCAAAGACATCGCATACTTGAAACGAACATTCCGTTGGGATGATGAAGAGTTTCAGTACATTGCACCATTAGAACTTGGTGTGATTCTGGAGATGATGAATTGGGTGAGGGGAAATTTTGACGTTGAAAGTTGCACGACCGAGAATGTGCAAACGGCAGCATACGAACTCTCGCTGCATGGACGAAGGGTCTTTGACGAGTGGGCCCCAAGAATGAAAGAAGCTACTCGCCACTTCGCCGTGCGTCCCATCATTTTGACGTACGATGAATATCGCACTGTAGAGGCAGTCAAGTACGGCCGTCTCACAGCTGCTTGCAACTAAATCCAGGGCTAGAGGCTGTCTCTAATCGTCGTACGGAGACAGCAGCAAAGCTCGGTCCCTGGTCCTCATATTGAGGGGTGGAGAATACGAGCTATTCTATTGATCAGTGTGCGCCACCACAATCAAGGCTACTGATCCGACGCTTTAGACTGGAGTCATTTAATCGAGTGCCCAGGAGTTAGCTAACTCAATCGATTGCTGCACACACAAATCAAGAAAATGAAATTCAGCAAGAAAAACATCAGATTACCACTTTCGTTGACGACTCACAAATGGAACCTTACACTAAGCCGTTAATTTCAATGTCACAACGATGGCTCGGGATGGCCGAAGATTCGAAGAAGCATGATATCATTAACATTTTGCAACGACCCGTCGAAGTTGAAAACGGGGAATTTAATAGCAGTTTTACATCTTTGACAGTGAAGTTTCCAGACAAGATTTTCCAATCAAATGAGAATGTTTTAGATAAACTTAATTATTTCACTTACTTTCGTGCTAATGTGGTCGTCAGATTAATTTTCAATGCAACACCCTTCATGAGTGGTCGTTATTGGATGTTCTTTGCTCCTTTTGATGATTTTTGCAATAGACCAGCACACTTAGACCCCATCAATTATGCCAATGTCACAAGGTATCCAG